CCGTGACCGCCAAGGCAGAAGGATATCTGAAACGCTCCATCATCACTCAGACGCTGCAGCTATCGCTTGAGCGGTTCCCGTCTAGCGGTATCAAGCTGCCGGCCGGTCCGGTCCAGAGCATCAGCAGTATCACCTACCTTGACGGCGATGGTGTGCAGCAGACCATCAGTTCGTCACTGTACCAGCTTGGTATTGACGATACGGTGTGCCCGGCATGGGGCGAGTCGTGGCCCGGCGTCAGGGTTCAGCCTGATTCGGTCAAGATCACCTACGTAGCTGGGTATGGCCTGGCTGTTGCCGTGCCTGCCGAGATCAAGGCTTGGATGCTGCTCAACGTGGCCAGCCTGTACGAAAACCGGGAAACGGTTGTTTCAGGCAACGTGTCCGAGCTGAATACGCTGGCAGACGGGCTGATATCACCGTTGGTGAACTGGTGAAAGCCGGTAAGCTCAGACATAGAATCACCCTGCAGGCGCAATCTGCAACTCAAGACGCGTTTGGAGGCCAGGCGAACACTTGGACGGACGTTGCAACCGTGTGGGCCGAGATCATCACACTTGAGGGTCGTGAGCTGTTGGCAGCCCAGGCTGTCCACAACGAAAGCCGGTACAAAATCAGGATGCGTGGCATATCCGGTGACGTCAATCCGGCATGGCGTGTCAAGTTTGGCAGCCGGCACCTCAACATCCTGAACGCAATGAATGTGGAAGAGCGCGGCATTGAATGGCAGCTACTCTGTTCAGAGGGTCTGTAACCATGTCAGAGTTCGTCAAAATCAGCGGATTCAGCGAACTTGAACAGGCCATGTTGCAGTTTCCCATCCGCGTTGAAAAGAACATCGCCAGCGGTATGGTACGGGCCGGGGCGGTCGTCATACAAAGGGAAGCCAGCCAACGGGCTCCAGTATCAGAAGGGCCACACCTGCTTGGCACCGGGAGCCGTAAAGTCTGGATAGCCCCAGGGTCATTGAAGAAGGGGATCAGGGTACGCAAGGCCCCGCCGCGCATGTCTGGCGGCATGGTCACCTGGTGGGTCTATGTCAGACGGTCGTTGTGGTACTGGAAATTTGTCGAGTTCGGGACGGAGAAGATGGCAGCCCGTCCGTTCATCCGGCCAGCATTCGAGGCTATGAAGATGGCGGCACTTGAACGTATGCGTCAGTACGCCGCCGCCCGTATCGAGAAAGAGGCCCGCAAGAGATGAGCGTAGAAACCAACATCTTTGATACCCTGAAAGGCTTGGTTTCCAGCCGGTGCTACCCGGTCAAGGCCCCAGACAACCCTGTGGCCCCGTACATCGTTTACAGCATCGTGACTCGCACCCATGAAAACAGCCTGAAAGGCCCCAGCAACTTATCGAGGGCCAGGGTGCAGATCGATTGCCACGCAGAAACCTACGCGGCGGTTAAGACATTGGCTGGACAGATCATGGCCGCCATGACCGCATCATCGTTCAAGCCGATCCTGCTATTGGATATGGATTGGATGGAAAACGACGCAACCGTCAGCACCTACCTGTACCGGGTCACATTAGAGTACGCAATCTGGGCCAACGAATAGGCCCGTCACTTTCAGCGTCGTGACGACGCAGAGGAGATACCATCATGTCAGTCAACGCCATTTCCGCACAGGGCAGCACCGTTCACATCGGCACCGGTACCGGCGGGGCCAAAACCATCACCGCAATTTCCAAGGCGTTCCGCGCCGAAGTCACCAGCAACGCACACGGTCTGGCCAAGGGTGACCGCGTAACCTTCGCCAGCGTGGTCGGCATGACCGAGATCAACGGTCTTGTCGGGACCGTGATTGACGTAGGTACCAACGTCTTTGTCGTGGACATCGACAGCCGGGCTTTCACCACCTACACCAGCGGCGGTACCGCTACCCCTGTCACCTACACCGAGATACTTGAGATCAAGTCCTTCAACCCCATCGGCGCGTCGGTCAGCGATATCGACGTAACCGACCTGAAAAGCACCGCAAAAGAGTTCCGGCCCGGTCTGGTGGATAACGGCGAGTTCAGCATGGACATCAACTACCTGTCCACTGATGCCGGCCAAGCTGCACTCAAGACCTGTTTCGAGGCTTCCGAGGTCAAGGCATTCAAGGTCACAGATCCTGCCGGCAAGATTTACACCTTCTTGGCCTACGTCAAGAATTTCCCGGCCATTCCTTCCGGTGCAGTCGATGGTGTGCTGCTGGGCAGCGTCACCCTGCGGATCTCTGGTGCAGTTACCCTTTCGTAATAACTGAACGGGGGCCTTAACCGGCCCCCATACCTACTGACAAGGCAAGGAGCGCACCATGGCAGTTTTGAAACGGCTGGACATACTGGCAGCCAAGGACCTGAAACAGCAGGCCGTAGATGTCCCTGAGTGGGGCGGGGAAGTGATCGTGTCCGAGATCGGGGCAGCCGACTTTATGTCGCTGTGGACCGATCCCAGGTACATGGGGGAAGACGGCAAGAACCCTGACATTCCCAAGCTGATGCCTGCCCTTGTGGTTCGCTGTCTGGTGGACGAAGAGGGCCAACGTATTTTCAGCGATGAAGATGCAGAGATGCTTGGCCGTAAATCTCCGGCAGCGTTCAACCGAATTGCCCAGGTAGCCAAGGATCTGAACGGCATTGGTGACCAGGAGCAGCAGGTAAAAAACTCAGAGCCCAGCACGGTAGAAGATTCCTCTTCCGTCTCTGCCTAGAGCTGGGCTATCCGCACCCTGATCATCTGCTGGCATGCCTAACCAGCAGCCAGCTTGCCGAGTGGCAGGCGTTCAGCGCCATAGAGCCATTCGGTCAATTCAGGGATGAACTTAGAAACGGCCTGCTTATCAGCACCATGCTGAACACTAAGCGGGACGAAAAGAAGATGCCAAAGCCGTTCAAGCCCACTGAGTTCATGGCCTTTATGGAGGGCCACGAAGGGGAAGAACGGGAAACGCCGGAGCAGATTTCGGCCAGGATGCAGACAGAGCTGTTCAGGGTCAGGTGATCGAATGTCAGGTGAACTCGGAAAACTCACAGTAGAGCTGGCGGCAAACGTCGCCAGACTGCAAAGCGACATGGGCAAGGCGGTCCAGGTGGCGCAGAACGCCTCCGGTCGTATTGTGCAGTCTCTCGAGCCTATTTCCAGTCAGTTCGACAACATATCGGGCAAGGCCGCAATCATGTCCGGAAAGTTTATGGCTATCACTGCTGCGGTGCGTCAGGTGGCCGGAGTGGCCCGTGCCGTGTTTGCCCCGGCCATGGATGCTGTTGAATCATACAACGCATCAGTGGTCAAGGCTGCGGCCATGATCACGTCCATGACAGCGGCCAAGGGCGGCAACATCGCAGAGCAGTACAAGCAGGCCAAAGAATATGCCGCAGGCCTGCAAGAAGAGTTGATTGCGATGGACGCTCGGAGCATAGCCAATGCCCGTCAGATCGGACTGATGAATGAGGAGTTTATTAAGGGCGGCGTGTTGCTCGACATCAACAATCAGAAGCAAAAAGAAGGCTTCGAGAACATCGCCAACGCCCTGGCTGTAATTGCCGCTGGTACCAGCAACGCAAACCTGCAGTTCAGCCAAGAGATCAGGGGCCTTATGTCCGGCGTAGACCGGCCAGAAAACGCCCTGTTCCGTCAACTGCAGGCCATCGACCCGGCCTTGAAGGAGCATATCAAGCTCTGGAAAGAGCAGGGAACGCTGATTGAGAACGTAGGTAGCCTGCTGGTGGGCTACAAGGCCGCTTCAGGCGATATCTCTTCACTGTGGACCACCATCACATCCACCTTCAAGACATTGTACGATCAGGTCTTGAGGTCTGGCATGCAGGTAGCATTTCAGAACATCGTGCAGACCGCGCAGGGGTTTAACGAGTGGATTCGTGAACACAAAGACCAGCTGGGCCAGATCATCAACAAAGGATGGCTGGCCATGCGTGGCATTGTTGAATCCATCGGCATGCTGCTCGAACCGTTTGTACCGAAGTGGCCTTGCCGACAGTCACTGAAAAGTTAATGGGTATCGTTAAGGTGGGGCTCTACTTCGCTGAAATAGTCAGGTCGACCGCAGCTATGTTCTCTGACTTCATCGGCGTTTTGGGTACCGGCCTGGTTTCGCTTGGCAAGGCCGCCATGCAGTCAATGGTCGGCGACTTCTCCGGCGCTCAAGAGACGCTGGCCGGTGTAATGAGTGGGGCCTATGCACAAGCACTCAAACGCAATGCTGACAGCACCAAAAACACGTTCAACGCCCTCAAGTCAGAGTTTGCCGGACTATTCGATCTGTCAGGGTTCGACCAGCGCATGGCAGAGTACAACAGATCAGGAGCCGGCAAGGCTGCTATCACCAAACGACCTGACATCAAGACCGGTGCAGGGTCTGAAACCGAAAAGCAGCGCAAGGAAGCCGAGAAGCTGGCCGTCAAGCTGGGCGAGATTCGCAACCTTGAGACTGAGGCACTGGAAGCCGCAGCATCATTCAGTAAATGGAGCCTTGGCAATCTGGCCAACCTGTCGCCGGCCATTTCCGGCCCCAGCCTGCTTGGTCCTGTTGGAGACCCTACGGCAGCATGGAAGATGAGCCCGGAAGAGATGGAAAAGATGGCCGCTGCCCAGCGCAGCATTCAGGAGGCCACCACCCGGCAACAGCTGGCAGCAGTAGAGGCTATGGAGCGGTTCGGCCAGATCAGCCAGCCCGACGCACTACGCCGCAAGATTGAGCTTGAACGTCAATCGCTGGAATACCAGCAACAGGCCCTTGAGGCTATCAACCAGAATGCCGACGAGGGTCGTCTTGCATGGCTTGAACAGGCCACCGCTATTGACGAAACACGGTACCGGATCATCGACTTGCAGAAGCAGCTGAACGACACAACCGCCATCGGCGGCATGATGTCGGCCATGCAGGATTACGCTAGGGAAGCGCAAAATTTGGGGGCGCAGGTCAAAGACTTTTCAACCGGCGTATTTCAGGGCATGGAAAACGCCATGGTCAACTTCGTCAAGACCGGCAAGATGAACTTCAAGGACCTGGCCAACAGCATCATCGAAGATCTGATCCGGATTGCTATCCGCGCCAGCATCACTGGCCCGCTGGCCAGCGCCATTGGCGGCATAAATTGGGGCAGCATGTTCAGCAATTCGTCAGCGCCTCAAGCCGGATATGGTATGAGCGGCGGCCTTTTGGCATCGGCTGCCGGCGGGTACGATATCCCGTCAGGCATCAACCCGGTAACTCAACTCCACGAACGCGAAATGGTGCTACCGGCCCAATATGCCGACGTGATCCGCAGCATGGCCGGAGGAGGTTCATCGGCCCCCAGCGTGATCGTCAACATCGAAAACAAGACCGGCCAGCAAATGACGGCCAAACAGGGCGGAATGCAGTTCGACGGCAAGCAATTTGTTATCAGCACCATCGTTGAAAACGTAGAGAACAACGGAGTTCTTCGCGGCATGATGGCCGGAGCAGGGGCATACTGATATGGCGGCATTTCCTACCTTATCGGCAGATTTTCAGTCGTTCCCGGAGCAGCCGGTAGACGATACCATTTCAAGCCAGTCCGAGGCCGGCTATACCACCACCCGGCCACGGTTCACCCGTCAACGCCGCACCTTTGGGCCGGTCAAGATGATACTGGACAGGTCAGACCGCGACGTTCTGGTGGCCTTTGACGCAACCGTAAAGGGCAGCTCTATCTTCACCATATCGCACCCAGAGACAAGCGAGGTGCTGAATGTCAGGTTCAAGTCAGACGGCAGGGTTAAGACGGAGCCGGTGATGGGCAGCAATCCAGATGCCCGTATGTTCGTTGCAGAGTTCAGTCTAGAGGAAGCGTAATCATGCCAAATGACGCCGTCAGCATCAACCTTGATGACCTCCAAGAGATCATGGACAGCTTGCCGGAAGCGCCGGCAGGATCCGAGAAGCGCCGCAACGTGCTGACCAAGGATGATGTGCTGGTGATTGCCAGGGTGGTTCAGGCGGTCAGCCACAACCAGTGCGCTATGGGTTTTACGGCTGAAGAGATTGGCAAGGTCAAGGGTTTTATCAGGGCCGTGAACGCTGGCATCCTTGGCATAGGCTGGCTGATTGTATCAAGCTTCGTGGCCGCCATTATCGGCTTCGCAGGGTGGGCGGCAAAACACGG